GCACGACTTGAATGGCTTGCCAAGAACGCGACCTCGTTCGGTTTCTCATGGGAAGTACTCCCATCGGAGCCGTGGCATCTGCGTTACGTTGCAGGCGATGATGTGCCTGAACGTGTGAAGGCGTGGAAGGAATCAAAGGGAGCCTGATGTGGATTCGGGCTGGGCTGTCTTTCTTAGTGCTGTTGTTGCTGGTGCTTTTTCTGTCCTAGTCACCGTCATCCAGAAGTTCAAGAAGGATAATGCGTCCGACCATGAGGTCGTGATGGGCATGTTGAAGATGGTGTACAAGAAGCAGGGCAACGTCGAGGACAAGATTGACCGTGTCGATTCCAAGTTGGATAGACACATCGAAACGCATCACTGACGAATCGCAAAACAGTTTGATGGGCTGCTATCGTCGCAGTCCCTATGACACCCGAAACGCTATACGCAATACGGAAATATTTGGTCCGAGCCAGAGTCGCAGGACACACCGAAGAGGACGAATTTTTCAGAGCCTTACAGGAACTGGACCGCGCAATCATCGAATCGAAACAGCGTCGCACCCAACTGGTAGCCTGACCACATGGAGCAAGGGAACCGCTACCCCATCGTCATGGTCACATGGGCAGACACCCACATGTCTGACGGCGGATGGCTCGAACTCAAAGACTACGACGACGACGGCGAGTGCATCGTCAACTCAGTCGGCTTCCACATCCCTGTCGGTGAACCAGGCTCGAAAGACCAGCACGTCACCCTATGGCAGACCCTATGCAAAGGTGAAGGAATCCACGCAATCCACATCCCAGTGGGCATGGTGCGTGACCTGAAGATTCTTCAAGATTTTTAGTTGACATACGGTATCACCCTCGTGTAGGGTGGTTGGTGAAGGACAACGAAGGGAGCAACGCATGAAGCGTTACCGCATATCCAAACCAACACACGGCGAATCAGATTGGTTGGCCGTCCGATTCTGGGACGAACAGAAACGCAAGCGTGTCTCTGCCTCAGCGGTCGCCGCAATCTACGGGCTACACCGATTCGTACCCACCGACCAATACGCCGCAGAACTGTTAGGTGACATACCCCCCGCACCTATCGCACCAACATGGGCAATGACCCGAGGAAACGACCTTGAACCTTTGTGCATCAAATGGGCTATCGACCGCACAGGAATCAACTACGAAACCCCAGAGGAAATGTTCGTAGCGGAATCCGATGATGAGTCAGCCCGCATGATTGCCACACTCGACGGGTTCTACGAGGATAACGGGACGCGTTATGTCCTAGAAATCAAGACCCTGTCCCAGCCATTTGACGGGGAACTGTTTGACTACTGGCGCATCCAAGGAATCCAGCAAGCCATCTGTGCGAACGTGGACCATATCACTTGGGGAATCTTTGACTCTACGATGGCGTTCCATGTCGTCAGACAAGACGTTTCCGTTGAAGAAAAAATTGAACACGTTGATGCCGTATCCAAATGGTTGACCTGCATCGACCTAGGTATCACACCCGAAGGAGTCTCGTGGTCCTATGAAACCATCAGCACACGCTATGCGAAACCTGAGCCTACGACTGTCGAACTACCTGCTACGGCTGAGGATTTGGTTGCACAACTAAAGCACGTCAAACGAGAACTCAAGGGTCTCAGCGAACTTGAGGACAAACTGAAAGCAGAACTGTGCGAACTGATGGGTGCGAACGAGTACGCCACCGTCAACGGAACCATCATCGCTACATGGAAGGGACGAACATGGCAGTCCCTCGACATCAAGACACTCAAGGCGATGGAGCCAGACATCGCCAACAAGTACAGCAAGCCAGTCACCACACGCACATTGCTCCTGAAAGGGGAGAAGTAATGGAAAACACAGAAACAAACACAGCGCTACGCGCCATTCTTGACAACTATGGTGTGCCCGACCCAAAGATTGTTGGCAAACTCCCACGCGGAGGAACCCAACTTGATTTCGTCGGTCACGCAGACATCACCAAAATCCTCATCGAGATAGACCCGATGTGGTGGTGGGAGCCAGCAGGCTGGGACAACGGACGCCCCGCCATTCATGTCGTCAACGGCATGGCAGTCATGTGGGGTCACCTCTATGTGCATGGCAAGCAGTTGCTTGGTGTCGGCACAGTCAAGCATGACAAGCCTGACCTCGACAAAGAACTCGTCGGAGATTTCCTTCGTAACGCCGCAATGCGATTCGGTATCTGCCTGTCGCTGTGGACGAAACAAGAATGGGAAGGACAAGAAGTAGCGGGGAAGGCGCAGGGAGTTATCCCGTCCTCGGGCTTGCGCACAACTGGTAAAGCACAAGTACCTACGCCTTCACCCGTGACCGCAAACACCGCACTCAGCAAAGAACAGTTAGACCAGTTCTTCGCCGCCTGTGCGAAAGCATCCATCCAACCATTGACTGTCGCAAAGAACGCGAACGTCGACTTGGATAAAGCCACCGCCGAGGACCTCGCCAAGTTGCGTGAAGCGTTCAACGAACTCAAAGCGTTCAAGGATGGTGAGTGATGCCAGCAAAACGAACCGTTGACCCCACAGGCAAAGACCGTTCAACCAAGATGATTGCTTTGCGTATCACGACTGCTCAGGCTGACACCATGCAACGTCTCTGCCAAGAACGCGGTGTGTCCAGGTCAGCCCTCATCCGTCACCTGTTGGAGAGTGAGGTTGCTCGTGGCTAACCGAAGCAAAATCATTGGCACACGATTCGAAACCCTCATCGCCCGCTACCTACAAACCGCAGGCTTCCCCCATGCTGAGCGTCGCGCACTTCAAGGCGCACTCGACAAAGGTGACATCGGCGGATGCGGACCTCTCGTGTTCGAATGTAAAGCGGCGAAGCGTCACGAACTGTCCTCATGGATTGAGGAGACCGTGTCGGAGACCCGCAACGCTGGCGCAGACTACGGCATCCTCGTGGTGAAACGCAATGGACACAACACAGGCGAGGAACAATACGCGGTCATGCGTCTTGAGGACATGGTTCGGTTACTACACAAAGCGGGGTATGGCAATGTCGAATGATGAATTGAATCGCATGGCTGAAGAAATTGAAAGTCTGCGTGAAGATAGGGCGGCGTGGAGGCGAGCGGCACAACAACTTGCCCGCGACCTGGGCGACATCAAATACGCCGACACCGCCTATGACGACGCACTCGAATACGAGGACGGCATCCCATATGCGTGACCCACTACTGGTGATGACGGAACACATCAAACGCCTCGAAGAAGAAATCCGTAAGTGGAAGAACGTCGCGGGTCTCATGCACGTCGCCATCATTGAAGGCGATTGCGACAACGCACGGCGCGTATACGAGGAACACGCTGATGTCTGGTGACATCCGAACACACGGATACGAACCAACACACGACATCAAACAATTCGACTTCACCAAGGACTTAGCGTTCGGACATGAAGGCGAAGAACTCGTCACACAATTCCTCCAAGACCTGAGCCAAGGGTCGTTCGAAGTGAAGTATGACCGTTTCCGCAACGGACGTATCTTCGTAGAGTTCGAACAGAACCCACGCAATAGTGGATGGAAACCGTCAGGTATTGCTGTGACAGAAGCCCGATGGTGGGTGTATTTGTTTGCTCCTACAGCGTTCGCTATAATTGAAGTACCCAGACTGAAACGCTACCTGAAACATAACGTCGCCAACATCAGACAGTTGGTAGCAGCACCAGACTCCGACAATCCAGCGAAAGGATTTTTGCTATACCCAGACCAAGTAAGGGAGATGATGACAGTATCCGCCTACGACTAGAGGACCAATGATAAAACGAATCGTAAGTACCGCAGTAGTAACCGCAGTAATTTTGGGGGGCGCGATGGCAACGGCAATGCCAACCGCAGAAACAGAAGGGTCGCCAGCAAGTCGCATGAACATCCGTCACATTCGAGAGGACTTCACCCCTCCAGCATCAGCCAAAGTCCCGCAATGGTGGGCACTTGCACGGCAGGTGGGTTGGGCAGAGAAAGACTTACCCATCCTTGACCGTGTCATCTGGCGCGAATCACGAGGGCAAGCCGATGCGTTCAACCCGCACGACCCGAACGGCGGCAGTCTTTGCCTCCTCCAAATCAACCGCTTCTGGGTGAAGTACCTTCGCCAGAACGGGGTCATCAACAAAGCGAACGACCTGTTTGACCCAGCCACCTGCCTCACCGCAGGGCTGGTCATTCACCGTTACGGTGTTGAGCGTTACGGCTGGGGCTGGGGACCCTGGGCGATATACCCCTGAGATAGGATGACCAACATGAAGGGGCAAGCCCAATGAAAGTTCTCTCACTTTTCAGCGGAGTGGGTGGCTTCGACGCTGGATTGGAAGCCGCGGGTATGCAAACCGTATTCCAATGCGAATGGGACAAGCACGCCCTCAACATCCTGAACCGTCACTGGGCGAACGTCCCCAAATGGGAAGACGTCTCCACCCTCACAGGCAAACACATCCTGTCCCAAGCACCCGAAGTCGATGTCGTTGCGTGGGGTTCACCCTGTCAAGACCTCTCGCTTGCAGGTAAACGAGCAGGACTTGACGGACAGCGTTCAGGTTTGTTCCACCAAGGAATACGCATCATCAAAGAACTACGTGAGGAGAGCAACAATGAGTATCCAAGAATCTCTATTTGGGAGAACGTCGCAGGAGCCTTGTCTTCCAACGGAGGCGCTGACTTCGGGGTCATCCTCAACGAAATGGCTGAAGCAGGGGCGCTGGTCATCGAGTGGGCAGTCTTGGATGCGCAATTTTTCGGAGTGCCCCAACGCCGACGTCGAGTTTTCGTCGTCGCTATCTTCGATTCTGCAATCGCCAGAAACTGTCCCGACCCGCTTCTCCCTGTCAAAGAAAGCGTGCGAGGGAATACTGCGACGAGCAAAACGGCGAGGGAAAAAGTTGCCAGAGAGACTGCAACAAGCACTGGAAGCCAAAGTTCAGACATCGGAACAATAGGATTCAGCCACACGCAGGGTCTATCTGCCCAACCATCCGAGTCTGCGTTTCCAACGTTGCGAACCGAAGGAAATGGTATGGCTGTTGCGTACGACGAATACAACGACAGCATCAGTCCCGTGCATCATGCGTTGCGGGCTGGAACCAAACAATCGACGGGTGTCCTTGAATCCACCATGACGGTACGCCGTCTGACCCCCCTTGAATGTGAACGGTTGATGGGATGGCAAGACGACCACACCCGCTGGAACCCAGACGGCACAGAACAAGCCGACACCCACCGCTACAAACAATGCGGGAACGGAGTAGCATCACCAGTTGCGAAGTGGATAGGGCAAAAACTGATGGACATAGAACGATGAGACAAACGTGGCATTGCGACCAATGCAAACGAACCCTCACCACTTATGTGCGTGTCACCGAACCACCGACCCATGTTTGTTCCGCATCTGAAACCAATCGAAATACATCCAACATCCAACCAATGAAAGAGAGAAAAAAGAAATGAACACCATCACCGTCATCGGCAACGCAGGCAAACCCGTCGAGTTGAAATACACCGCAAGCGGACTGGCTATGGGCACATTCACCCTCGCCACCACCTCAGGCAAAGACGACAAGAAGCAGACCGTATGGCACAACATCACCTGCTTCGGGCAGGTAGCCGAACACGCCGCCTCATCCATCGAGAAAGGTTCGCACGTCATGGTCGTCGGCAAGTTGGACATCTCCTCCTATGAGGACAAGAAGACTGGTGAGAAAAAGTGGACGACCAAGATTCTCGCTGACGAGATTGGTTTGTCGTGCAGGTTCCGCCCTGTTATCGCAGACAAGACCGAGCAGGTCGTCGGTCAAATCACCAAGGCATTCGGTACACCCAAGTTCCTTGAAGAGGAAGCGTTCTAGTGGAGATAAGCAAACTGACCCTTGAGCAATGGCTTGAGATAGGTTTGAAAGCGGGTTACACCAGTCCACCAGTTTGTATGCTGCACGAAGGGCTACCCACATCCATCACAGAAGACGCCGAACTATTGGATGGGACGAACCCGTGCATCTATTTGATGCGCTTGTATGAATCATCGGAACACAAGGAAGCAGTCGAGGCGAACGTGCCCGCAACCAAATGGAGGAACCCGTACCGTGAATATGAAGACTGATGGAGCAGAAATCCTGATGGAGGCATACGACCTCATCACAGGCGACCGACACAAACAATACTCCCACCCACTAGAGGACTACACACAGACCCGCGACATCTTTGAAACCCTCACAGGCGTACACCTCACCGTCGAACAAGCCATCATGTTCATGGTGTCCGTCAAACTGTCCCGTCTACGGACAGCGACGAGCGAGGGCAACTGGCATCACGACAGCCTCGTGGACGCCTGCGGATACCTTGGTTGTTTGAACATGGTGCGTGACGCACAGTGGAATCTGTAGCGATTTGACGGAGGTGCGACCATCGGTGTATGGTCAGGGTTCCACAATCTAGGAAAGGGGAGAAAGTATGGGCGTCGAAGCGATACCCAAAGATTTACAGATGACGAAACTCGAATGGTGGGGCGACACCCCATGCAAAGGGATGGACGAAAAGGTTTTCTTCCCCGACATCGCACGCGGATACCAAGCCGAAGACCCATACGCCCAAGCGAAGAAGGTGTGCGCGTTCTGCCCACACAGAAACCCCTGTCTCGAACTCGCTATGGAAGCGGAGCGTTTCGAACTGAACCGATACGGAATGTTCGGTGGAAAGACACCACGGCAACGTCATGCGATACAAAGGTTGCGTGATGGTGGGGTGGAAAGCGAATAGCCCCGCTACGACCGAAGCGAAGGGGGGACTTCGGGAGCAGGGCTATTCAAACAACCAGCCTATCAAAGTGCTACAAGTTTTGTATCCTTTCGACACGGTAGGTTGCGTGCTTGTACAGCATGGAGTTGTCAGCCTCCGTGGTGGCGTGCTGT